TCTGAATTTGCAGATGCAAAGATAGTATATCCATCAGAAACTAAAAGGAGTAAGAAAAAATGAATGATACATTTAAAGATTTAGTAAATGAGTTTAAATGTTTTCATGAAAAAAATCCTGAAGTTTATGAAATGTTTAAGCGATTTACTTTCCAAGCTATAAATCGTGGACATAAAAATCTTTCATCAGAAATGATAGTCAATCGTATTCGTTGGGAAACTGATGTCATGACTACTGATAAAGATTATAAAATAAACAATGACTACAAACCATTCTATTCAAGATTGTTTATGGCAGAACATAAGCAATACGAAAACTTTTTTAGAAAGCGTGGTAGTCATGCAGATAATATTGATTGGAGTAGCTATGTTGTACAAGAAAGTCATTCAGCAGCTAAAGTATCGTAGGATAGCTTTACGAATAAAAACTGATGAACTAGCGTACAAAATAGGTGTTGCAGACTCTCTCATACATTCATGGGAGAGTCGCAAAAAAATTCCAAATGCAGAAAACTTTTTCAATTGGTGTAATGCATTGGAATGCCAAGTCGTAGTCCATCAATACAAGTTACCTGTAGATACATGGGAACTATCAGAAAAAAATCTTGAACATATCATTACAAACTATGGAAGTGAGGTAGATATAGAATATGAAAAAGAACAATTCATTGATTATTACAAAGCGAATGGAACAGTTGCAGCAGACTGGGATGCTCATTTTAGAAACTGGATCAGAAGATCAATCAAGTTTGCAAACGATAGAGGACAAACTAAAGCATTCAACAATCCATATGATTCCAAGTCTATTCAAGAAAGACGCAGACGAATCTATGATGTTGCAAGTATGGGAGATAAGACAGATAATAAAATCCTCTCAATACCCAAAACAAAAAATAAATATTGATCCAATAATAATCAAGATCAAGAAGATGGCAGCAGCTTTACGCCATGCAAACAAAAAAGAAATTGCAGTTTGTATTGAAACTATTGCAAGTACATTTTCAATACAAGTGCCAAACGAATTAGGATTGCAGCAATACTTCTCCATACTCGGAAGTTATCCTGCTGCTTTCTTAAAAGATTGTATGAATGATATTATTCGTACATTCAAATATCCAAGACTTCCCTTACCAGTAGAGTTTGTAGATAGGATGGAAACTAACTATGAATATCATAAGGGCTGGTTGCAGCGTATTACAAAGGATATTTATACGCTTGAAGTAATGGAACAAAACGAGTATAACAAAAGAACAAAGGAGAAATAAACTATGAAAGATCGTAGAAAAAGCCTTGGTGGTAGTGATGCTAATAGAATCATGAGAGGAGATTGGCATACACTATGGCTAGAAAAAACTGGTAGGAAAGAACCTGAAGATTTGTCAGAAAACTTACCAGTGCAAATTGGTTTAGCTACTGAAGATGTTAATAATAAATTCTTCACACTAGCTACTGGTTTGCATCCTGTTAATGATGAAAATGCTAGTCTTAAAAATGTTCATCAATTTATGACAGCAACATATGATGGGGTAATCATGGAAGAAGATGTGCCTATTGAATATAAGCATACTAATTCCAACAACACTTTAGATAATTGTATCTCTACATACATGCCACAACTTCAACATTACACAATGGTTAGTGGATGTAAGTATATATATTTATCTATTATCTTTGGTAACAATAGACATGAATGGTGCAAAGTAGATGCTGATAAAGATTATATGAATAAACTTTATGGTATTGAACATAGCTTTTGGCAGCATGTTGAAAAAGATAAAGAACCTGAAAATTTAGATACTTCAGAGTTACCGAAGTTAGCTGGTAAAATTAAAATCAATGACATGAGATCAATTGATTTTGATGAAACTGGCAACAATGAATTTTTATCTAATGCAAGTAAATGGATTGAAACCAAAGTTGTAGCAGATGAAAATAAAGCCCTTGGAGTAATACTCAAAGGCAGCGTACCTGATGATTGCAGAAAAGCAACAGGAGGTGGCGTGATAATTACTAGAAATAAAGCTGGTAATTTAATTCTCAAACAAAACCAAAGGAGGATGTAATGGGAAAACCACTAGACGATAGAGTCAAAAAAATACTCAAAGAACTTGGACTTGATCCTAAACAATGCTTATGGGATTGTCATGGTACTTGGGTTATGTATCACAGATACATTGAACAAGCTGGAGCTAAAAATAAGATTGAATATGATCTTACAGAGATAGAAACAAACTCTGCTGCAGGTGTTGTGTGTATCAAATGTACTGCATCAATTGGAGTAAATGGAGGAAAAGCAAAATGTATTACTTATGGAGAAGCATCTCCAAAGAATACAAAAAATTCTTATCCATATGCTATGGCAGAGAAAAGAGCAATTGATAGAGCAATACTAAAATTATTAGGATTACATGGATTCATCTATTCAGAAGATGAGATGGATTTATCACAAACTAATAAACAAAAGATTGGTGCATCAGATGATGAAACACTTGCTGCCTTTGAAGATCAAATAGAAAAGGCAATCAATCTTAAAGTATTGAAAGGATATGGAACAATGTACAAAGTGGCTATGGCTAAAGCAAAGAAGTCAAGCCCTGCTATTTATCAGCATGTAAAAACTTTGTACGAAAATAAACTAACACAACTTCAGAATGGAAAGGAGAAAAATGCACAATCAGATAACCCTGATAGGTAATCTTGGTCGTGATCCTGAAGTGAAGCAAACTTCAAAGGGGGGCAAATATGCCCTCCTTTCTGTTGCAACACATAGGAAGATCAAGGGAGAAAAACAAACTGACTGGCATAGAGTAGTTTGTTGGGATGAAAAACTTGCTGATGTATTAGAAAAATATACGAAAGCAGGAAGCAAACTAATGCTGCAAGGAAGATTAACTTATCGTACTTGGGATAAGGAGGGGCAGACTATCAAAACTGCAGAGATTCATTTGGATCGGTTTGAAAGTCGGATGGAACTTCTTGATGCCAAAGGCGAGTCAAAATCCTCTCACTCTGAAGTGGAGGAGTTTGACGAGTTTAATCAAGACAAAGAGGATATTCCATTCTAATGACTAAAAGACAATTAGAAATATATAACTTCATAAAAAACTTCATTAAGGTAAATGGCGTTAGCCCTAGCTATAATGAAATAGTAACTGGGTGTGGGATTAAAAGTAAATCCCATGCCTACACAATTGTAGATGCACTAATACAAAAAGATTACTTAAAGAAAATAGGTAATACTTCGTCAGCAAGACGAATAATAATTCATAGAGATTATCAGAAAGGAGGTCGTAAAGTATGGAAAGGATCACAAGTCTAGCATATACTATGGCAGATCATACTTTAAAACCTATCTTCCCTTTTGTAAGTGGCAATCATTACGATTACTTACGAACCAAGATAGCGTTTTATGTACAGAAGTCATGGAACAATGACATTGTTCTCCAGCAAAAAGATACTGCGCATTTGATTAAGAACGAATGTTCGGAGTCTATTGATGGGGAGTAAAAGTAAAAGTAAAGGTTACAGAACAGAATATAATCTAGTTAAAAGATTTCAAGCTGCTGGTTTAGATGCCAAGCGACAGGTATTAAGTGGTGCTTTGCCTGATCATCCCCACGATATAAAAATAAACAATCCTGATTTTATAGTAGAAGTTAAAGCAAGAAAAAATGGTGCTGGATTCAAGACATTGAAAAGATGGATGGGTGCAGCAGACGCTCTCATTATGCATGAAGATTTTGAAGAAAGTATAGTAGCGATATCATTACCAAAATTTATAGATTTACTTTTGAATAATTCTAATTATCAAAAACCTTACGAATTACAAAGAAAGGAAAAACAAAAAGAGTATGAGCAAAGCAAGAGGAGTTGGGCTGCTGGTAAGAGAAAAGAAATTTATCAGAAGAAAAGGGAGGCACTCAAAAAGGCCAAACAAAAGCTACAGCAGAAAAAGATATAGAGGACAGGGGCGTTAAGTATTAGTAACTTTAACTGCTCTACATTCAAATTTAATAACCATTTTGTTTTGGTTTATATATTCTTTATCCCATTCTTCTAGTTCATTTAGATTTAGAAAAGTCTGCTGCGCTACACCATATCCTGCATTAACACAATCATAGTGTGTATTAAATTGCCATCCTGATATTGTACTTGATGGGCATTGATTATTAATCATGCTGCACATATACAATACTAGGATGTACTTCATAAGAACAAACCTAGAATTAGGGCTAGAACGACCAAAGAAAGCCATACAGAGGGTTTTAGGTTTTTCCAGCATAACATACACTTAATGGTATGATTATGCATCCAGCCCCCTTTAAATGCGTTTTTTAGGTGTCTTTTTAGCTCATCTATCATCTCTTATCCTTTCTAAAATTTGTGGCTACTTTTTCAGCACTTCTACCTACAGTATATCCACCAATACCTACAAGTATTATATTAAGTAAAGAGTTTTGTACAGACTCTGGTATATTTGGAGCTGTGAATCCAAACCAATGAGCAACCATCAAACCTGCAAATGTAAGCATCATTACAGGCCTCCAGTTTCTTTGTAAGAATCCACCTTTAGCTTCTGTTTCTATAATTTTAGCAGCACCCTCTAGTTCTTTGAGTTCTCCTGCTAGAAGTTTTTCTTGTATTTTAGCTTTGATCTTTTCGCCCTCTGCTTTGTTATCTATAACTTTATCTACAGTTTTAAATAAACTTCCAACAATTGGACTTATCATATTAAGCATAGTATCTCCTATTCAATATCATTATAGAATAAATGTTCTCCAATTTCAGCACAAGGAGTTTTTCCCTCTGCCCATTTTGGAGAGATTGCTTTTGTATGGTAGTGAGTAGCACCATTAGTATTGTCATCTATTTTATTTTTTGTAAAATAATACGACAGCGTTAGCGCCTTACAAAATGCATCATCAGTATAATCAAGTTCAAGAATTTTTTGCTTATTAGGATCATTGTCATTCCAGCAGCTAAACTGCCATTCCTTTAAACAAACACCTTTTATATGATCTCCATACCAAGACTTTGCTGCTACTCTATTCATGATAACATTACCTACTGCTATCATACCTTGCTCTCCCTCACTTCTTGCTTCTCCCCATAATGTTCCTGCCATTACCGAGATGTCATCAAATGTTTCCATATCCATTTCTTACTCCTTTATTAGTTTGTTAATGTGTAACTTACCTGTAG